CGATGGGATCGTCGACGAGAAGTCTCTTGCGGGCCGCCGCGCATATGGAGCTCTTGATCTCTCGATGGCGCGCGATTTGACCGCCTGGGTACTGTGCTTCTGGCCCACCGAAGAGGAGCCCAACGTATACCCATTCCTTTATCGCTTCTTTCTCCCGAAGGATAACATCGTCGAGCGGGAACGGGAGGACAAGCGGCAGTATCGCTACTGGGCCGAGCAGGAATTGCTCACCCTCACCCCGGGACCCCAGGTGCGCTACAGCGAAGTAGAAGACAAAATCCAGGAGGATGCTCAGCATTTCGACATTCCTCAATTCGGATACGACCCTTACCGCGCCGGCTGGCTGGTAGATGATCTGGAGAAACACGGCAATCGGATCCAGGCAGTAATGTACCGGCAGATCTATCAATACATGGCCGTTCCAACATCCCTATTTGAGCGGGCGGTGATCGACAAGGGAATCGCGCACGGCGGGAATCCCATCATGAAGTGGATGATCGCCTGTACGGAAGTGAAGAGCGACCGCCAGGGGCTCATCATGCCGATGAAGCCCAAGCGCGGAGCTCGAGGGAAGAGGATCGACGGCGTAGTGGCTTCGATCATGGGCTATCACCGCGCCTACTCGGAATTCGGAAAGGCGCAGCCAAAGGTGGAAGTATGGGCCGTATGAGTCTCGTAAAGCGCGTGTCTACAGGAGTGTCTACAGCGATCCGGATCATACGCGGAACCGCGGCAGAAGATTGGACAGCCTATTTCGGTACCGGGAGTATGCGCACCAAAACGAAAGCCGGAACGCGAGTCAATGAATACGGAGCACTCACGATCAGCGCACTGTTCGCGGCTCTCAACTTCCTTGGTGGTGTGGTGGCAAGTCTTCCCTTGCGCATACGCCGTACCCTTCCGGCCGGGGGGAGTGAGCCGGCAACAGACCATCCACTCTATGATCGGCTGCACGCCAAGGCGAACGATTCAGGATTGACCGCCTGGCAGTGGATCTACACATCGCTGTTTCATAAATATCTCTGGGGGAACTGGTGGACCTGGCTGAATCGCGGAAGCATGGATCTGACGATCCTTCTTCCAGACAGAACCAGCCTTGATCCGGACGAGAGAGCTGTCATAACTCACGACGTCCAAGGGATGCGGCTACCTCTCATTGATCGGCGTGACGTTCTTCTCATCCCGCACATCAGCCTTGGGGGCGTGATGGGAAAGGGAATCGTACACTATGCCCGCGAATCCCTCGGGCTGATAAAAGCGCAGGAAGAGTTTGCCTCTGGATTTTTTGGGCATGGCATCAAAGCGGGCGGTTTCGTTGAATATCCCCCTGAGACCGCACCGAAAGAAGATGTTCGCAAAGGGCTTCAAGAGGATTTCAATACCAAATATGCCAAACTCGGCGAGTCGTGGAAAGCCATTTTCCTCACTGCTGGAGGCAAATGGAAGCCAAACGAAATAGATGCTACGAAGGCGCAGACGTTGGAGTCCCGCCAATTTTCCATAGCGGAGATATCCCGCTGGACGGGCCTGTCTCCCCACCTCCTGCATGATCTTTCCCGGGCCACCTTCAGCAACATTGAGGAACTGGATCTTGCTCTTGTAGTTTTCACCCTTACGCCGATCGTGACTCAAATTGAACAGGCCATGAATGTCGTATTCTTCAACGAGCGTGAACGCCAGACGCTATATGTGAAATTCGATCTCAAAGGGCTATTGCGTGGAAATTTGCAGGCGCGATCCCAGTTTTATAAGGAGATGCTGGATCGTGGGGTATTCAACGCGGACAACGTGCTTGACCTGGAAGACATGAACCCGCAGCCCGATGGTTTGGGCAAAGTTTACACGCTGCCGCTCAACATGATGAACAAGAAAATGATTGTCGGCACCCAGCCGCTTTCGCTCAAGGTTGAATCGATACGGGACGTGACGCCGCCTCGGGCGGGCATTGCAGCCCCCCAGCGATTCGTCGCTCAACGCACCTCGGCACACCGTAGGCGCATCACGATTGCCTACAATCCACTGTGGGAGGCCTACGCCAAGCAACTGCTGGAGGAGGAGGCCGAGGGGATCCGCGCGGGCGTCCGCGATTGGCTGAGCAACAATCTGGTAGCTGAGTTTGTCACGTGGTTGGGCACCTTTTATGATGGCTTCCGCGATCAGATCAATGCGCAATCGGCCCCGTTGCTATCTAGTTATGCCGAGGCAATTTTGCCGATCGCTGAAGAAGAAGTCGGGAGCGATGCTGACTTGAAGGCACAGATGGATGCCTTTCTATCCGGAGCGGATGGTTACCGTGACACTTTCGTACGACGGCACCTCCGGCATTCTCAAGGCAGCCTGCGCGCGGCAGTCACGGAAGCCGAAGATCCAGAAGCGGCAGCGGAAGAAGTCCTGGAAGGCTGGCAGGAATTGCGGCCCGAACGCTTGCGGCTGCATGAGAGTATTCGGGCCGAGAGTGCGTTCGCCCGTAACGTGTTTGTACTTGCGGGTGTGACCAAGCTCGTCTCGGTGTCCTACGGCAAAAGCTGTCCCTACTGTCTGGCGCTGGACGGCAAGGTGATCGAGATTCAGGGTGCATTCCTGGAACCGGGTGATTTCCAGCCGGAAGGGGCCGAGCGCCCGCTGACCGTAACAAGTATACGACGACATCCGCCTTATCATGACGGATGTGATTGTGGAATTGAGGCAAGTATGTGAGGAGGATCATATGGCCATAACCATAAACAAAAAGGGTGTAGCGCATGCGCGCGCCCTGATCGCTGCCAGCAAAATCAACGAAGGTACCTGGTCATTCTCGGGCGCCGATGGCAACGCGCTTCTGGGTGACGACAACTGGGCCGAGTACGGCAAGTGGTTCCTGGCAGTCGACTCGGATGCAGACCCCGAGACCAAAGATCACTATAAATACCCGTTCGGTAAAGCCGAAGAGATCTATCGACGTGGAGTGATCGCGGCCAAGAGCAGGGCGGCTCAGCAGAATCTTACAGCGGTCGTGGAGGCAGCCGATTCCTTGCTGGAAGCGATCGACAAGAAGCTCGGCAAGGAAGAGGATAGCGCTCTTCAAGTGGAACGGCGGTTCGGGCCGTTTGCCGGCGAGATGCGCACAATCGACGACGACGGCGCCATGATTATCGAAGGCTACCCGATCGTCTATGAATCATTCGCGCCGATGTGGGGTTGGAGAGAGATCATCCGCCAGGGGGCAGCTACTGCGGCCCTGAAGCGTTCGGATGAGCTCGTACTTTGGGATCATGAAAGTTCCCAGCCCATGGCTCGGCGCACGGCTGGCACGCTGGAAGTCAAGGAAGATAAAAAAGGTGTGTTCATCCGTGCGGACGTGAGCAAGACCATCTGGGGACGCAACGGCTTTGAGGCCATTCAAAACGAGATCATCAACCGTATGTCCTTCGCTTTCGATACGGAGAAGGACAATTGGTTTTGGGAAGAGATTGAGGGCGTGAGAATCGAGACGCGAGAGATTCTCAGTTTCGCCACGCTCTATGATTACTCGCCGGTATCGTATCCGGCGTACAAGGAGACTGTGGTCATGGCGAGGTGTAAAGACCTGGCGCTGCGACATCGGCCCGAACCGGGGGCGCCCGGTGAGGGCGGCAGGGCGCTGCTGGAGGTGTTGAAGCTGGACAGGGAACGGCTCGAGCTTGACCCGTGGGCGCACATTAAATGAGAGGAGGGTCCCAATGGATCCAAAACTGAAAATCCTTTTTGACAAAAGGACGCATTTCGTCCAGCAGCGCAAAGCGCTTCTGGACAAGGTAATCGGTGAGGAGCGCTTGCTTACCGAGGAAGAGCAAGCAGAAAATACACGGCTGGCGGCGGAGATCGACAAGATGGACAATCTGATCGCCTATGCGAGGAGCATCCCGGACGATCCGACACCCGGCCCCGCTGGTCCAGATCCGCAGCCGAGCGCGCCGGAGATTCACAGCTTCGGGGAGTTACTCTTTCTGGTGCGGTTCGCTCCCCATGATGAGCGGCTGCGCGAATTGGCCGACGGCAAGGAACACCGCGATATGTCGATGGGCGTTGGTTCCGCTGGCGGATTCCTGGTCCCGGAACAGATGGGACCGCTGTTGGAACCCATCCAGCCGCAAGAAGCGGTATTCCGCCCCCGGGCTCGTGTGATCCCGGCCGGCACACCCCCCGACGCTGCAATCACGCTTCCGGCCCTGGATCAGGGCGGTGCGCACGGCGTTTACGGAGGTGTGCAGGTGGTCTGGATCGCCGAGGCCGTCACGAAACCGGAGACCGAGCCGGAACTGCGGGAGATCAAGCTGGAACCCCAGGAGGTAGCAGGGCATGTGGTAGCCTCCGATAAGCTGCTGCGCAACACAGCGGCAGCTGGAGCCCTGATTTCGACGCTCCTGCGCGGCGCGATCAACGCAGCTGAGGATCAGGCGTTCCTGAACGGCACCGGTATCGGTCAGCCCTTGGGGATCATCGGCCACCCGGCGAGCATCAACGTCGTCCGGGCTGGTGCCGGGGCCATCGCTTACGCGGACGTGGTGAACATGTTCGCTCAGGCCCTGATGGGCGGAGGCCGCCAGATCTGGATCGGCTCGCAGACCATCCTGCCTCAGCTCATGCAGATGGCCACGCCCCTGGGCCAGCTCGTGTGGCAGCCCTCGGCGCGGGAAGGCATGCCGATGTCCCTCATGGGCATCCCTCTGATCCTGAACGCGCGGAGCCCGGTGCTGGGCGCGCAGGGAGATCTCATCCTGGCAGACCTGAATTACTACCTCATCAAGGATGGGTCCCCCCTGACCATAGCAGCTTCCGAGCATCCTCGGTTCACCCGCAATCAGACGATCATCAAGGGGTTCTGGAACGTAGACGGCCAGCCCTGGCTAAATTCGCCTCTGCTTCTAGAAGATGGCGTGACTCAGGTCAGCCCGTTTGTAGTGCTGCAGTAAGCGGCACGGAAAATCGATAGCGGAGGCCTCCGGGTCTCCGCTTAATAAAGCAAGGAGATAAAAAATGAAGCTTTTGGGAGAGATCCTCAAAGTCGACAACATCGTTGTTCCTCAAGCTCTGGCACCGGGCGCACAAGGGGTCAGTAGGCCCCATCCGGTAGGCCGAGAGCGCAAGGCGCTGTTCGTGCTCAGCTTGGTGGCGACTACTTTAATCGATGGTGACATCCTGGATTTTGGCATTGTCGATGATAGTATCGTTGCACCTGCAGCTTCTGGAGCCCTGGCGGCACTGGTGGCTGCCGGCAGTCCGGCGGTGATGGCCTTCCAGAACGTGACGGCATCGGTGCAAGCCTCGGTGCTTTCTATTGAGACCGCCGCCGCTGCGGATGGCGCTATCACGATCAACGGCGTAGTTTTCACTTGGGCCGGCGCAGGAGTTCCGGGCACCGGAGTATGGAATACCGCAGCTGAGCTTGCCATAGAGATCAACACTCTACTGCCGAATCTGTTGGCGGCAGATGTCGGAACCGTTGTAACCATCAGATCATTGGTTGCCGGGGAGCAGACGATCACGGTGACCGAAACCGTGACCGCCATCATACCAGCCGACATCCTCACGCTGGAGGCAGTCGCATACCTGGAGGTAGATATGACGGCTCTGACGCCTGGGGCCGCGAACCTAGTGGCCGTCATCGACAATGTGGCTGGTAACACAGGGACAGCTACCGTTTCGGTAGCACTGTTGCGGGGTAACGCCCGTTACGCCCCTGTGCCGCAGGCCGTGGCATAACGGAAGAACGGAAGATTTAGCGAGGAGGGTAATTCCTCCTCGCTTTTGGAGGTAGAAAAATGCAATACAAGGTGATCAGGCCGTTCAGGTGGGACGGCAACGTGAGAATGCCCGGCCAGATCGTGGAGATGGATATTTCTCAGGCCGGACGGCTGCGGATAATGGGACTAATCGGCCAGGTCGAACAGGCCGTGGCTCCGAAGGAGAGGGCGATCAGGAAGCCGTCGGAGCGGAGGACGAGAAAGCCACGCAAGGAAAAACGGGAAGCCGCGATCGACAAGCCGCAATCTGAAGAGAATAAAGAGAATGGCGCTGAATCTGGTAACACCTCCGGCGATTGAGCCCGTCACGCTGCTGGAGGTCAAGGATCATCTGCGGATCGACAGCGGCACGATGGCCGACAACCTCACGATTACGCACAGCATCGAGGCAGGCGATCAAGCAATCATCGCCGGCTACGGGCTGCTGGGCGCTTCCGTCGATGTGATGGGCTCGGATGTGCTGGTAGTTCTCGAGGCGGGTGTTTTCGGCGCCGGTGGTCTCGTTGATGTAAAGCTGCAGCACTCCGAGACCGGTGGTGCTCCTTGGGATGATGTTACCGGTGGGGCTTTCGCTCAGGTAGATGATGCAACCGACGAGACGACCTACGAACTGGCCTACAACGGCGGGAAGCAGTATTTGCGGGCCGTTGCTACCGTGGCGATCGCAATATGCGCTTTTGGCGTGTACGTAATCGAACGGGCGCCGACGACTTATGAGGATAGTTTGATCACCGGATTCATCAAGGCTGCCCGGGAATACTGCGAAGGATTCCAGAACCGCGCCTATATTACCCAGACTTGGGAGTTGCTCCTTGATGACTTTCCGGACTCAGTAATCCAGATCCCGCTACCACCGCTTCAGTGGGCTATTGCGGCGGATATGAGCATCACGTATTACGACACGGCGGGAGCGGCAAATGTCGTTGCCGCGGCGGATTACCAGGTGGATATACACAGCCATAAAGGGAGGGTATGTCCGGTTT